GTGCCGGCCTTGATCGTGTGGGCGCTGCCTTCGGTGGCGTTGGCGGCGCCGGTGAGGTTGCCGGTGAGCGTGTGGAATTTTGCGTCGGTCATCACGTCGATGCTGACGAACTCACCGCTGACGGTGTCGGTGTTGGCAATAGAGACGGCGCCGGACTGGCGGTTGGTTGTTCTGACGTTAGGGTGCATAGGTTTTTAGTATTGGTTGACGCGGGCGGTCCACATGGAGGGCTGGCCCTGCTGGAAATAGTATTTGTCGCGCTGGGAGATCAGCTCGGACTCGGCCATCTGTTCCATGGCGAGTGCTTTGTCGAGCTGGCCGTCTTCGGTGAGCAGGTCCGAGGTCAGCATAAGGGCGACTGCTTTGGCGATGACGGCGGGCACGGTCGCGGAGAGGTTGCTGGCGCTGTATTCGGTCGGGCGGATGCGGAAGTTGACCCAGACGGTGGTTGGTAGGTCGGTGTCTTCGGGGAAGCGAATGGCATCTCCGAGGAGCGTATAGCCAATGGCGCGGGGCGCGGCGTGGGTTGCAGGGTTGTCTCTTAAAACGCCAAAGACCTCTCCCATGGCGGTCTGGCCGCTCTGCTCGTAGTCGATGTAATAGCCGTTCGTGGCATCGCCCTGAACGGTGCGGCTTTCGACGCGCATAAGCTCAGACCAGTCACTCCACTCCCAGCAGTCGGCGATGCGCTCGTTGGCGGCGGCGACCATCATGGTTCTTGCGCCGGATGGGATGGCGTCGATGGTGCTGGCGTCGTTGCCGACACGTTGCCATGCGCGGAGCAAGATAGACTGTAAGGTGACAGTCCTCATTATTCAGTAGCGGGTGCTTCCTCCGTGAGTTGTTTTTCGATGCTGGTCGCCAGCGGCAGGATCTGCGCGGCGGCATTCAGCCCGCCGGTTTTGACGGCGAGATCAAGGCACTGCATGACGACCTTGGCCTCGGCCTCGGTGAGTGTGACTTGCTTATTCATTGGGCTGCTCCTGCTGGCTGGCCAAGTAGGCTTGGGTCGCGGGAATCGCGGCGAGGACTGCCTCAAACGCGGCGGCGAGTTCGGGAACCGCCTGCATGATTTCGGGACTCAACGGCGCGGTCATCTTTTGGACGAGCGAGCCGTTGGCCAGTTCGCCGTCTGCGGTTGCGGGCAGGAGTTCGACCGTAATGCTGCCGGAATCAGCGGTCGGCTGGATGGCGGACAGACTGTAAACGTGCAGGCGGTCGTAGACCTTGGCGGCTACGGCGGGCGTTTCGATGGGTGTTGGATTCGGTATCATAAATTAGGTGGCGATGAGGCCGAGTGTGCGGAGGCGGGCGAGCAGGTCGTTGAGTCCTGCTTGCGTGCTGGCGGCGTCTGTTGCGTCTGCTACGGCGGCTTGTTGCACTACTGGCGTTGCGCCAAAGAAGCCAAGCAGCGAGGAAGTCGCGCTGCCGATCTTGATGCCGCGCAGGGTTCCTGTGCCGCCTGCTTCGGCGTCGAGGATAAACTCGTTGGAGGCCCAGCGGAAATTCGTCCGCTCGAAGTTGACGTTGTTGGTGCCGCTGACGGTGTTGTAGATGCGGAGATTTTGCGCGTTCGTTCCTCGACGGAGGGCCATCAAGTTGTCGCCATCGGTGTGAATTTGGATTGTTCCTCCCGTGCCCCCCGCGCCCATTTGAAACAAGCGACCACCAAAATCGAATGTGGCGTTGTATTGGCAGCGAAACGCTTCCACCCCGTCACCATGTTGAACAACTAAAGAACCACTGTTAAAATTTGGCCCAACGCGCAATGCCCCAATAACCCGCACAGCACCTGCATCTGAAATTGAAAACCGCGTCACCCCATCCGTCTGAAACTCCAGCGCCCTCGCCGTCCCGCCGCCCGATCCCTTCTCCGTGCCGATGATGGCGACATTGCTTGCCCAAGCCAAACGTAGACGTTCGTGGTTCGTGCTCGAACTATGGGTATTGTATATGTTGAAGGTTTGGGCGTTGGTCGTGTTTTGCAACGCGAGGGTGTTTGCGGCGTCGCGCCATAGGCGTGTGTCCGCTCCAGAAACTGATGTTGGGTTTCCGTTGGAAAAGCCGATGAGTGCGGCTGAATTTACAATAAAACCGCGCAACGTGCCGTCGAATCCTATGGCGGCATTATATTGAGTCGGATTGTCTTGCCGATTAAAGCCCATAACGCCCAAGTTCGGCCTGCCTATACCCGCCTCAAGTGTGCTTGTGCTGTTGATGCGAAGCGTGGTGAAGGTGCCTGCGGCGGGCGTGGTGTCGCCGATGGCTTGGCCTTCGAGCTGGATGCGGCCGGAGGCATCGGGGGCCGTGAGCGTGCGGGTGGTGCCGGTGGTGATGCCGGAGAGTTGGAACTTTAGATTCTTGGTCGCGTCCGTATCGTCGTAGACGAGAAACTCGCTGTCGTTCATCACCGAGGGCAACGTGCCGACAAACTGGTAGTCGGTGTCGCGGGAGGCGCCGACCGTGTTGACACGAATATAAATGCCGCCTTGCTTGTAGGTGCTAAACGGCCAAGTGCCGGAATTGTTTTTCACCAGCCAGCGACTATTGAGCGCGGCGGTAGTGCCGAGCGGCAGGTCAGCGTAGGCGTCTACCTGTCCGGCGAACGGCGCAGCATCGCCTCCTCCGGTGAGGTCGAAGTTGCCGGTAAAAGGATTGAATCCGAAGGCCATTAGGAGCGGGTCACGGTGGCAATCTTGGCGTCATTCGCTGTCGGCGTGCCGCCGACATAGGTGAAGGTGAGCGTGGCGACTGTCTGGCTGCCTTCTTTGTAGACCACCGTGGAGAGATTGTTTGTCGTTGAGACGTAATTCAGCTCGACGGCGTTATGCTGCGGAATGTTGAGACCGGCGATGTTTCTGACTGAGACGTTGGGGTGCATACGTTAGGCGGCGGGTTGTTGCGGCATGCCGAGCTGCTGGTCTTGGGCCAGCTTTTGCAGCGCGGGTTGCGCGCCGGTGCGGCCGATGACGGCGTTTTGCTGTTGTTGGAGCTGGAACTGGAAGGCTTGTGCCCTCGCGTCGATCATGCTGCGGAAGATTTCGTCTTGGGCGTAGCGCTGCTGGACGGCGGGGTTGGACTGAATGATTTGCTGCAAGGTTTGCAGTCTTACTTGCGCGTTTTGGCCGCCTTCTTTCAATGGCGGTTCGGTGCCTGCGGCGATTTTTGCGAAGGCGGTTTGTTCGTCTTCTTGCTCGGCGGCGGTGGCTACTCCGATGTCCTGCACGATGAGGTCGGAGAGGTTTTGATCCAGAGCGGCCATCATGTAGCGGATCAAATTTGCGCGGTCCAAAATCCCGAAGGAGTCCAGCGGCACCAGAGTTTGCGCGACGAACGTCAGCTTGGCCTCGAGGGCGGCGGCGTCCAACGTGCGGGCGTCGAAATCTGCCGTCACGTCGAACTGTCCGCGGATGTCGGCGGCGCCTTCGGTCATGGCGACCGGGTTGCCGGTGATGCGGGCGACTTCTTCCGGCGTCATGTATTGCTGGGCGAGCTGCATGATCTGGGCGACGACCAGCTTCATGTCGAGGAGCCACGAATCGACTAGCTCCTGCATGTGGAGCATGGAGATGTTGGGGTTGACCGTGTCGGTCATGCGGCCGAAGTAGCGGTCCACATCGGCGCGGGTGGCCATCTCGACCTCAATGCTGCCCTGGCCGAATGGCGGCGGGGCCATCCAAGAGATTTCACCTGGGCGGCGCTCGGGGATTTGCACACCGGGGCCGAGGACAAGGTCAAATTTTCCGCGCGCGGCCGGGGTTTTGAGCGGAGGAATGATACTGAGACTGGTGGCATCAACCCGCGCATCGCGCTGGATCTTGCACTCTTCCTGCGCGGTCTGGGTGATCTCGGGGATGCCGCGCGCCTCGAGCAGCGGGCGCGTGTTGCGCTCGCGGGGCAATTCAACGAAGGGATACAGGCCGTGGTCATACGGCATCAGCTCATGGATGGCCGGCTTGTCGGTGATGTTGTAGCTAAGGACGGTGCGGGTGACCTTGGTGGCGTTGGTGCGCGGGTCGTGCTCCTTTTTGTAGACGTGCCAGACCTCGATGAGGTCGCGGAGCTGCTCAAAGAGGAAGTTGTCGGAGCGGTGGATGTTGAGGTGGATGCGCTTCAGCTCACCCTTGTGCTTCACGGCGCGCTCAACCCATTCGCTGTCCCAGCCTTCCAGCGTGGCGCGCTCACGCAGTTCAAATTCGCTGAGGAGTTCCCGGCGGGCGACAAAGGGGGCGCGCTGGATGCTGTCGGTCTGGATGGGGAAGATGATGTCTTCCCAAGGTTCAAGACTCCGGACGACCGGCTTGCTGGAGAAAATGTAGGGCTGCTCCCATTCGACTTCGCCCTTTTCGCGGAACTGGCGAACTTTGGTCGTGGCGCCTAGCTCGGGGATGATTTCGCCCATCAACTGCGCGGCGAGTTCTTCCTGCTCTGGGTCGAGGATGACCTCGAGGAGGGCTTGCAGGTTGGGGTCTTGGCTTTCCTGCAGCATCATCATGGCCTCTTCCATGGTGAACGTCTTGATTTCGACGCGGGTCTGCTGCTCCCAATCGACGGCCATGATGGCGAGGCCATAGGTTTCGCGGGTCTCGGCGGCGAGGCGGACTTCGCGCCGGAGGTCATCAAGGCAATGGCCCATGAGCCACTTGAGGACGGTGTCGATGGCGTTCTTTTTGGCCACGTCCATGGACTCGACGGGCTGCACTTGGATGCGGGCCTTGAAGAAAGCGTTGACCAAGGCGATGACACGCTCGCGGATCAGCGATTCGGAAAGAAAAACGCGGGTGTCGGCCGCATTCTCGAAGGGGAAGATTTTCTTCCCGTAGGCGCTCTGGTGCTTGCGGCCGTCATCCGTCTGCCCAGGCCAAATGCAGTAGCGGGTGTTGAAGTTTTTGACCTTGCGCTGCTGATACTGACTGCCGTCAGCGTCGGCCTGGTCGATGTCGCCGATGATCTTGGTGAGGTCTTCTCGTTTAAGAGTCATGGGACGAGGATGGAGGGATTGCGT